ATGAATTCACCGAAGGACAATCAGTCATCATCACAGGATGCGGATCACCATACAACGGAACAAGAGTTGTCTTGGCAGATAATCTTGGACAATATACCTTTTCGCAATCGATCACTAATGCCGACATACTCGAAGCTAATGTCATCCCATCCGGAGTTGCTGCCCTTTCTGGCGGATCAACTTATGTTGGAAATGCAGCTGTTCAATCAGCCTGTTACACAGTTTCAGTTGAAGTCTTCCAAGCCAGACTTGCAGGTGGAGGACAAATAGAGGGTGTCGATTTTACCAGTACGCCGTTCCGCATGGGCAGATCGCTTTTTAATAAGTGCGTGGGCATATTGGGAAGTTACATAGACACCGAAAGCATGTGTCAATAAATGGCTAACCAAACAATACTTGAACAGATTAGAACACCTTTAGCAACCGCTTTATCTAGCGTTGCAGGAAATGTTTATGCATTCGTGCCTGAAACAGTTATTCCACCAGCTGTGGTTGTTGTTCCAGATAGCCCATACCTAGAATTTGAAACAATAAACAAAAGCAACATCAGAGCCAAAGTTAATTTTACAATCTCAGTTGCAGTTGCATATAACAGCAATCCAGCATCACTTGATAACATTGAGCAGTTAGTCATTAGCGTTCTGGCAGTAATTCCAACAGGATACATTGTCAGCTCGGTCGAAAGACCAACAGTTACCACAGTCGGAGCATCGACTTTGCTTATTGCAGATGTTCGAGTATCTACCTACTACACACGCACAGTCTAAGGAGAAATAATGGCAACCACAGTAATCACCGGTCGCGATATTTCGTTGTCTTTCACAGGTGGAACAGACATCGAAGCACAAGCAACCAGCGCAATTTTAACAAAGGTCAATGATCGTCAGGTATATCAAACACTTGATGGCGAGGCTTACAAAACCACAAATATCAGCGCAACATTTGAATTAGAAATGTTAGCCGATTGGGGCAAGGCAAATTCAGTTTGTGAGGCACTATGGACAGCAGCAGAAACTGCACCAGACAACACTATTACAATGACCTTGACCTCAGCCACAGGCGCAGTGTTCGTGTTTGACGCATTTCCAGAATTTCCAACCGCAGGTGGAGCGGGAGTAGATGCTCAAACTGTTTCCTTTACATTCACAGTCCAAAGGGGCTTAGTAACAGAAACATTTAGTTAAGAAATAGAAACGGGAGCAAAAAAATGAAGTTACCAATCACAATTGAATATAACTCAGGCGAGCAAGCAACTTATATTGCCCAACCGCCTGAGTGGGCTAAGTGGGAAAAATCAACTGGTCACACCATAAGCCAAGCAAAAGAAAAACTTGGAATGTGGGATCTGATGTTTTTAGCATACAACGCTCATAAGCGTGAAGCTGCTGGAAAACCAGTTAAACCATTTGATGCTTGGATGGAAACTATTGCCGATGTAATAGTCGGTGATGCAGACCCAAAAGTCATCCAGCAGGAAGCCTAAACAGATTATTGGTTGAGTTGGCAATTGCCACGAAGATACCAATGAGTGAATGGGTTGATGCAGAGGATATTTTAACAGCGATAGAAGTATTGGAGGCGCGACATGGCAGTTAGCACCGAACGCTCAATTGCTTATGATAAACGCGAACTTAATAAAATTGCAGCTGTTTTGAGAACAATGAATGAAACTGCTGTTAAAGAAACAAAGCGCAGAGTCCAAGAACTTGCTCAAAAAGAGTTATCAGAAATTAGGCGTGTTGCTTCATCTCGCGGTAAGGCAGCAGATCGTGTTGCTCAAGGTGGTAAGGTCAAAGCATCATCATTAGTGGGTGAGATTAGTTTTGGATTTGCTGGACAAAAATTTTCAGGTGGTGCAACAACTCAATTTAATACTCGCAATGATCCACCTGGTAAGCGTAAAGGTATTGGCGCAGCTATTGAATTTGGTTCAAACAAATATCCACAATTTCCAAGATGGTCAGGGCCGATGCCAAAAGGGCCGGGTTCGAGAGGTTGGTTTATTTATCCAACTATCAGACATTTACAACCAACTATAATTAAAGAGTTTGAAGAAATAATTTTAGAGATAAGAAAAGAGTGGTCTGATGGCGAGTAGAACCTTAACCCTTGCTTTAGCTGCTGATATTGATAATCTTAAAAAAGGATTAAAAAATGCCGATGATGAAATACAAACATTTGGCGATAAAGTCGGAGCATTTGGAAAGAAGGCTGCTGCTGCATTTGCGGTCGCTGCTGCTGCTGCCGTTGCTTATGGCACTAAATTAGCCGTTGATGGGGTCAAGGCTGCAATAGAGGATGAGCAAGCACAACTTAGATTGGCTGCTGCATTAAGAACCGCCACAGGGGCAACTGAGGGTCAAATAAAGGCAACTGAGGATTTTATTCTACAAACTTCTTTAGCCACAGGCGTTGCAGATGATCAACTGCGTCCAGCGATGCAAAGACTTGCAGTTAGCACAAAAGATACAGGCGAAGCACAAAGATTATTAAGCCTTGCTTTAGATATTTCAAAAGGTAAAGGCATTGAACTTGAAACAGTTGCAAATGCATTAGGTCGTGCTCAGGATGGCAATACCGCAGCACTTGGTAGATTAGGGCTTGGCTTATCTAAAGCCGAACTTTCAACATTATCTTTTACAGAGATTCAAACTAAATTATCTGATCTTTATGGTGGCGCAGCAGCTACAAACGCAGAAACTTTTCAAGGCAAAATTGATCGCTTAAAGGTTGGATTTGATGAAGCGAAAGAAAGTCTAGGAACAGCCTTGCTTCCATTTGTTGAGCAATTTATTACATTTTTAAGTGAAACAGGCATTCCAACACTTAACGGATTTATTGCAGGATTAACAGGTGATGAAGGTTTAAGTGCAGCATTAGATGAAACTCAAAGAGGTGCTGAAAGTTTTGGTAAAACTATTGCAGCCATTTCAGGGATCATTTCAGGATTTATTACATTCTTAAGAGAAGCAATTGGCTTAGTTGTATCACTTGCCAATGAACTAATCCGAGCAGTTAATATAATTCCAGGAGTTAATATCGGTGCATTACCTAACCCAGCACCATCAGCAGGTAGATCATCATTGCCATCAGTTCCAAAAACAAGTGGTAGTTTTGGCGGTGGCGGTATGGGTCAAGTTACAAACATCACTGTTAATGCTATTGATGGCGAAGGTGCTGCAAGAGCTGTGGCTAAAGTAGTTAATCAAAGCGCAGCCCGATCAACCCCAGCATTGAGTTATCAAGCAATTAAGGCAGCAGCAGGATAATGACTGCTTGGTCGCCAGATTGGAAATTAACTGTCGCTGGTGTTGATTATACTGACATTGCAATAAGCGATATTCAGCATGAGGCTGGTCGAACAGATATTTACCAGCAACCAAATCCTTCTTATTTGCAAATTACATTTGTGGCATTGTCTAGTCAAACTTTGCCATTTGACATTAACGATAGTTTAGATTTACAGGTTAAAAATAGCGCAGGAACTTATGTTAATTTATTTGGTGGCGATATAACTGATATAACTGTTGCGGTTGGAGCAACTGGTGCAATTGCAAGCGTGGTTGAATACTCAGTTTTAGCAATGGGATCACTTGTTAAATTAGCAAGAGAATTGTATTTAGGAACAATTTCACAGGATGAAGATGGCAATCAGATTTATGATTTATTGTCTAGCGTATTACTTGGCTCTTGGAATGATGTTCCAGCAGCTACCACTTGGGCAGGTTTTGATGCAACTACAACATGGGCTAATGCGTTAAATCTAGGACTAGGTGAAATTGACACTCCGGGCTTATACACAATGGAAAACAGAGCAGCCGAAGCGGATACCATTTACAACATTGCAAGCCTTATCGCTAACTCAGCATTTGGATATCTATATGAGGACAATCAAGGAAACATTGGTTATGCCGATGCAGATCACAGACAAACTTACCTTTTAGCCAACGGGTATGTTGATCTTGATGCTAGACACGCATTAAGTCAAGGACTAAGCACAATTACTCGATCAGGTGATATTAGAAATGACATTGTTATCAATTATGGAAACAATTTTGGATCTCAAAAAACAGCAACCTCAGCAAGTTCAATTACAACTTATGGTTATAAAGCCGAAAGCCTAAACACAGTCCTTCACTCAGCCGTAGATGCTCAAGCTGTGGCTGATCGATATATTGCCCAACGAGCATTCCCACAACCAGCATTCCAAAGCATTACTTTTCCAATCACAAATCCAGAGATTGACAATAGTGATCGGGATAATCTGATAGGCGTATTCATGGGGCAACCGCTAAACATCCAGAACCTACCTGATCAAATATCAAGCGGTGAGTTTGAAGGATATGTTGAAGGCTGGTCATGGAGCACTAGGTTTAATGAATTATTCCTGACCATTAATTTGTCGCCTGTGGCATTT